ATAGCAAATGACAACTTAAAAAGAATAGCCGATGCAATGGAAGAGATCCTGCGTCTGGTTAAGAAGGACATGGAAAAAATGGAGAAAATAACAAAGGAGGATAAGTGACAGTAAAGGACTTAATAAAATACCTGCAAGGGCTAGGGAAAAAAAGACAAAATTATGATGTAAGGGTAATTGAACAAGAAGATAATGGCGATCCAAATTATTGGCTAGATAATATAGAACTTAGCGATAAGGGTGATAGTGGTTATATTTATGGTGAAGTCAGACTGATAGGTAGTGAATGAAAAAATTCACAATAGAAGTTAGTCACGCGTCCGGCCCACAGCTGGCGACCATCGCGTTAGAGTTAAAGATCATGAGCAATGGATGGTCCAGGCATGGTCCCCGGATCGCGATCAATGGCCAGAAGCTTCAGGCTCCAAGCCTCAGGATTCCCGGATCAGCTAAAAGCTACAAGCCGCAAGCGCCAAGCTTGACAAGCTTCAAGCTGTAGGATATTATAAGATTATGAAAATAAAAAAACCACAAACAGATAAACCAGAAGAAGGTAAAATATACGCTCTTACAGGTGTAACAGATAGTAAATGTATTCTTAATGGTTACAGCTGGAAAGAATCCGAAGTAAAGGAAGAAGAAAATGAAAAGAAAAATAAGAAGTAAACACAACGATCTATTGAATTATTTCATCCACGATGAGCGGGACCTGAGTCCTGCTTATGTGGCCAGCTGCCGGAAGTTTTTAAATAGTCTCAGCGGGTTAGTAACTAAGCAACAAGCAAACAAGCTCTTCAAGCAACAAGCCTCAAGCGCCAAGCTTGACTAAATAATAATATAGGATATAGTAGGATTATGACTAAAAAAGAAAAAAAAGAACTAGGAGAATCTCTAGAACTATTAAAAGACTGGGAACTGATTGAAATAATATTATACCAGGCGCAACAATTAGAAGATATAAATGTTAATTAAAGACGCAAATAAAATAACCGGTGGCCTGACTCATACCTCCAAGATGCCCGGCCCATCATACAACACACCAGCGGCTAGATGCCTGACAGGCGCCAAGCTGCGCAAGATCCCCGGCTCTGTGTGCTCAAGCTGCTACGCCCTGAAGGGCAACTATAAAAGATTTCCCAAAGTGGAGGAAGCACTGGAGCGAAGGTTCCAAAGCCTCAAGCGTCAAGCCTGGGTCCCGGCTATGGTAGCCCTGATCACTGGGCATAAATACTTTAGATGGCACGACGCCGGCGACATTCAGGACGAATGGCACCTTAAAAGAATTTTAGAAGTTTGTAGATTAACGCCTGATACTAAGCACTGGATGCCAACAAGAGAAGCGCGGTTCCTGAACCTGATGGACCCTGATACTGTACCAAAAAATTTAATTATTAGAATGTCTTCACATATGATTGATCAAGCACCGGTGAAATTTTGGCCCTGGACTAGTACAGTCACATCAGGCCACGACGCCAGCTGTCCAGCCCCTAAACAAGGCAACAAGTGCGGAAGCTGCCGTACATGCTGGGACCGGTCAACACCTACCGTGAGTTATGGCAAACATTAATGACATGGTTTTTTCAAGATCATAAATGGAAGATTAAATACAATTCCGAGCCGCAAGCCTTAAGCGCCAGGCCTCACGCACCAATATTTAGAAGACGCAAGCTACAAGCTTCAAGCCCGCAAGCTAAAGGTTCAAGCTTCAAGCCGCAAGCTGCAAGCTCCGTGATCCGTGATCCAGAAAACATCTGAACAAGTTTCGAGGACCTCGGACCAAGGGCCTCGGCTATAATAAAAGTATTCTTTGGATGAGTCTTATGGAACGCGATTTGATGAGGAGAAAATTTAAGTTTATTCCCTCGGGTAACTTTTAACTCAACTGTAAAAAAGTGGCCAGAAGTATTATACCCCAATAGATCAGGGCAACCAAGTAAGCTAAGGTTTTCAAGCCTTGTCCATAAAATCCCGGGTGATTTTTTCCGAAGTTTCTGATATAATTTTGCCTCTGGACCCATGTCTTTATCGAGGTAACTACCCCGTGCATTAGTAGTCTTTTTTTAGCTTGTCCGGCAATATTAATGCCGAAGGTTTTTCAGTTTTTAAAACTAATCTATGAGCTGTATGACCTTTATGTCCTATGATGGGAGCGCTATTTTCATGCACTTCCATTCTCCTAACATCATACAACTTACCATTAACTTCACAAAGAAGAACTGCGTTCTTCACAGCGTCAGATCCTTCAGTAAATGAAGTAAGAAATTGTTGTAGATCTTGTACTCTCATTAAATATTATCTTTCAGATTTCTTGAGCTTAGTAAGTAAATCCTCTATTTGGCGTGACAACTTAATATTGTCAGCATGAATTTCTATATTCTCTTGTTCTAAATTTGTCAAGGACATTTGTAAATCCCCATTAAGTTTTTGATGATCTTCATTAATTTGTTTAAGTGACTTCATTTCCGGAGAATTTATTCCGACAGCCTTAACAAGAGAGGCTTCTCCTTCAGCTTCACTTAACTTCTTTTTCAGCTCAAGATTAATCTTGACCGTTTGAATTAGTTTTGTAGAAAGTTCATTAATAATTTGTTTATTGCCATCCAACTGATTTTGAGTAGCTACCCATTGAGATTCTTTTTGTTTATAAGCCCATATCTCTTTCTTATGCTCTTCAAGCAACAAAGTTAAATCTAACGAACCTTTATCTTCATCTTTCATATTGACTTTATAGGATAGTTACCTTAAATTGTCAAGTATGGGAGTTCCAAAAAGATTAACAGAAATGCAAAGAAGATTTGCTGAATACATGGTATTTGGTGGACCTGAGGGTGTGATGACACAGATGGAAGCTGCGAAGCTGGCTGGTTATAGCCCCAAGAGAGCGAAGCAAGAAGGTTGTGAATTAATGAACCCAAGACTATCTCCCCTAGTAGCAAAATTTATAGGCGAACTCAGAGAAGAAAGACGTAACAAGTTTGAAGTTAACTATGAAAAGCACGTAGCTGAACTAGATAGAATTAAACAGGCAGCCCTAAAGAAGGGGAGCTTTTCTTCTGCCGTAAACGCTGAAGTATCCCGAGGCAAGGCAGCAGGACTATACATAGACAGAAAAATAATAAAACATGGAAAATTAGAGGAATTAACAGAGGAACAGCTAGAAGCCAAAATGAAACAAATTTTACACGACTACGAACCTCTTCTAAACACAAAAGTTGTTGAAGGGGTAGTTGATGAGAAACCATCTAAATCTTTGACATCCTCTTCACCCAAGGTAGAGGAATCATTGTCCGATCCCCAAAAGTAATACTCCCATCATCTTCTTTATCATACGAAGCAAATACCTTAATTGAGTTCTTATCTTTAGAATATAACCAACCTTCATTGACTGGGGTGGCCAACTTCATTTTATTAAACTCTTTCTCGTCAGCCCAACCAGAGTCACTCAACGCATCAACCCATTCAATTCGATACTTCTCGAATGGGATATCTGACGCAATACTCACACGATTTGATTTTCTCTTTTTAGGCATAATTAGTTTATAATTTAAAAATCTGTATATGTATGTAAAAAAAAATGAAAAAACCAAAAGCTCGAAAAGTGTTTGGGCTGGATAGAGCTATTGTATACATATGTCGCACTTAGTTCAAATGTGACATTATAATCTGTCACATGACACTTTTTATTTACACCAAATGGCAGACATTATTGTTGTATACCAACACTTCTAAGCCATTTGTACAAAAAGACACTTTTTCTATAGTAGTTTTTTTTTAAAAATTCTTTTTTTTTTAGCTGCATATACAGATTCTGTCGTTTGCCTTAGTTTGAACACATTTAAAACACCTTTAGGACACTTTGTCTTTTGAAAACTCCTCTAGAAGCTTGGCTGTATCAACCTGTGCTTGTTCTTTCTCATCATGAATTAGTTCATTATACTGGTCCAGTCGCTTCAGGAATAGGTGCTTGTATGATCGTAAGCCCTGGTCCGTGATCCGGAATTCTTGGTAATATAAATCAGGGGTACAGACCATGATGACCCCCTGCCTAATCGTGCTACCGTAATACGCATCGTGGGCCATGGCGTAGGCTGCAATTTGTAGATAATAATCCTCAATCCATTCCTCTCTCTTAGGTCTATTGGACTGCTTGTAATCTACAATAGTTTCCATACCATTATGTAGACATACGAGATCAGTACTCCCAGCATACAACCCAGGATAATGTAACATAACTTCTGAACCATATATTTCTGAAACAGATGCAAGACCCATTTCAATAATTTTTTGGGCCATGGGCTTCGCCTCGCATCCGATTGGCGTAAGATCATCGTACCCAGTGTCCGTGATATGAGACTCCAGGAATTTGTGCATGCTAGTCCCCCGCTGAGAAGATATATTCTTGATTGATTCCGCTTTTTCATGTCCAACTTTATTTTTCCAAGCCGTTAGATACTCCTGATTCTTGGTCTTTGCAAGGATCGTCGTCACCGAGGGAAGTTTAACCCCAGCAAAGTCATAGAACCGTGTTCCGGTCTTGGAGTCCGTGATTTGTTTCCCGGATATATAAGAATACTTTTTACTTTTTTTCATTACGCTTCTTCCAATACTTATAAAAACCCTTATCTTTCAAGTACTTAGCAATACGATCGGATGACACTTGACCCGTCACAATACAATCGTATATAATTTCGTAAAATTTTTTATTCATAGTTCTATATGGGCCCCAAAGGGCCCAATAATTATATATATCTATTAACTAATCGTTTATGAGGTGCTCTTAAATTGTAGTTATAAATATCATCTATAAAACAATCCACCCAATCAGCAACATTATTACAAACAACTAATCTTTTTTTATTTTTTTCTAACTGACTTTTAAAAGTATTAAACCTAAAATTTTTTAATTTTTTTAAGTTTAAAAATGCCAAGGTTGCCTTTAAAGCATTTAAACGTCTGTCAGCAGCAATCAACTCTGCAAGTTGTAATGCATGTTCGTCAGCTCTTTCCATACTTTTAACTTTAAAAGTACCATCCCTAAACGCTGTTCTTCCATAATTATGAAAGTCTTCACTTAAAAGAGCCTTACATACTGTTTCTGGAAAACCGTGAGCTTTCTTAAAAGCAGCGTAATGCATGTATGGTTTATGGTTAGGGTGATCTTCATGCCCCCAGTTACGTAACCATCCACTAGATAGCCATTTTGTGCCTGTATTGTTAATAGCAGTAACATGTTCCATAGATCCACCTTTTGATATTCTAAAATCAACAGGTTTCTTGTCTTTCTTTCTAGCTTCTATTCGATGTTGTCCATCAATTACTTGCCAGTGTTCGTTAACGATAACTCTTTCAAGTTGTCCATTGATATTCATGTCTTTTCTTAAATTTTCAACATGATTTTTACTAACTATCCTATTTCTTTCAAAATATTTAAAAACAGAATAGTCTTTTGTTGTACCGACTTTTTCGGTTGCATATGATGTCATATGTTTCTCCTTTATTTGCATCACAATTTAAACACGCTGCGATGGGTGCGTGATTTTTGGTTTTTACCAAGAATTTCATTTCTTTTTACCTTTCTTTTTTATATAATCTCGACTAATTTTTTTTACTCTTTCCTTATCCTTATCCGAATCTTTACACTCTTTTAAAAGCTTTACCGATGGATGATAGACATCCACATGAGAGTGACACTTAGGACACGATAGATTGGTAACCATATCATAGTTTTCATTTTCATGTTCAATATCATGATCGCCACCCCAAATCAGTTCTTTTTTACAGTGCCAACATTTCATCGATAACCATTCTCCTTGGCCCATTCTTCATGAAGTCTTTTACCATCTTCCGTTTCCTGTCGTACAGTACCCCATTTCTTTTTTTTATTCTTAGTAATTTCTCCCCACTGCATTTTATTAACGATGTAATACTCGTGAGATTTTGCTTTTACATAATCACGGGCACGATATTTTTTCATATAGTCTCTTCGCTGTTCTTTATTTTCTTCGAGTTTATAATAGCGTTGATTGGCTTCTTTGCGATTGATTTTATCTTGCTCGGTTCTATTCATACTCATGATTATCCGGGTCCTTGGGTAAAATTACAACTTTATTTTTCTTTTTTTTAAAAATTTCATTAAATCGACGGCGATATACTTCATTAGATATTCTAGATTTTCCATCCCATTTTGGTTTTTTATTTTGGGTCATATAAAATATATTTTAAAGTTAATTCTTCCCCTTCGTCAACATCTTCTAGCAGCGTAATATACCATTTATCAAACCCTTCTTTAATACGGGCCTGGGAGCGATGACAATTCGGTTCTTCGGAGTGATTAATAAATCCTCCTAAAGGAGTGCGAATATACTCTCCATCAATACGATAATGAGAGATTCCCAGTAAAGTTCCCTTCACTAATCTTCGCGTAGTAAAAACACCTTGACCATTAATTGCTGAATCAGCAATGATTAAGCCGGCAGCAAGGGGATTATAATTTTCTTTTTTCAAGTTTTTTACGCATTTCCTTTCTTAAAACATTTATTCTATGTTTGATTCCATCTATAGTCGTGTGCATCCATCCACAATCGTGAGGTTCTATTTGTGAATAGAAATACTTAATGGCTTTCTTTAGTGCTTCTATTTGTTTTAATCGTGTCATATATGTGTTTCTTTATGTCTTTATCTGTCTGTATAATGGTTAATATATCTATACTATTATAAGCTCTAGCATAGGTATTTTGTGTTCCAGCAATACTTGCTCCGCTTACTAAGAGTGCAAACTCACTGCAACCGCTTGCGGTAATAAGTATTATAAATAAAATCATCAACTTCAGCTTGATCATATAATTTTACTTCCCCTTCGGATTCACAAGTCCAACATTGTTTAACTTCTGTTTCCCCTTTGTTATCTTTTATATTAAGATAACCATTCCCAGCACAGTTATCACATATTACTTTGTATGTCATATTTGTTTATAATTATTATATTTTTTTTATTTTACCGTTTAGCTTTTTAGCTTTTTCATTTACCAAAGATTCAACTGTTTTACTAATGGACAGTTTTGCGTCCGGCAATAAAACTTTAGATAACTTTGTTAAAGTGTTGTATGTATGGTGTGTTAATGAAACGTTTCGGTATTTTGTTATATCAGTCATTTATTTGTTCCTTTCATTTAACTGATAATATAGGATATTTTTTGAGGATGTCAAGATGAAAATAATATATTATTCACAATAATAACCCCACATTAAACTACCATTAGGTAAATAATTACCTTGATTGGTCCCTGATCCGCGGTGCGTGGTGTTGGCTTCACGCCAAGCATTACCCATCTCCCCGCAATCCAAACCATGGGTTGGGAGGCGTATTTCTTGGACCGTTAGATTAGCGGATAGTAATAATATTACTATTAGATTCATTAACCCTGGCCTTTTGATTTCTTTCTGTGAGGAGTGCGTTTAGACCAGTGCTTTGCGTGCCTTCCAGGACGCTTTATTGGAGTTCTAGCATGGTAGTTGGAGACTCCATACCCTTTATTGGCCATTGTTTTTTTCTACGGAGATTTCTTTGTCAATCGCCAAGTATTTAATGACCCCATTAACTTTTTGTTCAGTATCCCCACCACAGTGCATACATCTGTATAAATTTTCACAAACCGAGATAAATACTGTCTTCGATCTACAATGAGGACAATGACCTTTGGTTACTTCAGCCTTTAAGTCAAAACCCCTTCCAAAAATATCTTTTCCAGATTTGTCCATTAGTTTTTCTATTATATTTAGTTTTATCTCTAAATTGTTGCGGTGTAAAGTGCTTTAAAAGTCTAGCAATAGGGTTTCTAGTTGAGGATAATTTTTTTAATTGAGATTGAGCCATCTATATTTGTCTCTAGTTCTGCTTCAGATTTAATACAAGTATATTGTACGTTTGGTTGAAAAATTCTCTCCGCGTGACGCTT